ATTACCACATTTTAATTCAATCTTTGACCAAAACTTATCATTATCTGGTTTTAATAAAGTAAGCTTGTTCCAAAATTCTTTATCTTCTGGATCAACAATATTAGCAGCTAAATCTCTTTCTAGCTGTGATACTACTTCTCTAATTTCTTTTACTTTTATTTCTCTTTCTCCAGGAGCTAATTTTTTTACATCAGGTGCAAATTCATTTAACCCGGTTACATATCTTTTAACACCGTTCATTTCTAAACATGCTAAATTTTCATGATGCCATACTCCATCATGGAGAGCCATTCCATAATTTTCTAGTCCCATATTTTGTTTAGAGGGATTAAAAAAAGGACGGATAGCAACAGCTTGGTTTTTTCTTTGCTGATATTTTTCTACAATTGTGTAATCTTCCATTTTTTTATTGGTTTTAAATTATTAATGTTAATTCAAATGTACATATTTTGTACAAATTATTATAATTAATATTTCTAAAGCAAGCTAAATTAATAGCTTGCTTAAGTGTTGAATTTAACATTCTATGCATTTTTATTTAGGTCCTTCAACTTGAGGAAACCCACATTCAAAATATGCTCTTACAATATAATCTAGAGACTCATAACCTGTCTTTTGTCTAGCGTCTTGTGCTTGTTGAAGAAATTCATTTCTTTCTTCAAGCAGTGTTAAACCTATCTCAGACTCTTTCTTTTGTTTCTCTATGTTTTCTCTATCTTGTTCTAGACCATCAAGTGTTTGTGTCAATGCAAATATTTCAGCAGCTAATTTATTTAATTCTGCTTGTAGAGCAGCTTTCTCTGCTTTTATCTTTGCAATCTTATCCTTCAATTCTTGAATCTGAGCTGGACATTCTGGACTTGGCTCTTCTGCACAAACTTTTTCAAGCTTTAACAATTCCTGCTCAGCAGCCTCTAAAGTTTTTAGTATATCTTGATAAGACTGTTCTACATCACTCTTCTTATCTTTAAGCTCATCAATCTGTGATTGAAGTTCATTTATTTGAGCTTCAAGCTCTTCACCAGCTTTATTCAGACTTTCTATACCTTCCTTAATAGCTTTGATTCTTACAGCTATAAAAGCAAACTCTATATCTTGTTCATCTACCACATACTGTAAACCAGGTAAAGCTTGAATAGGATCTACTTCCCTGTCAGTGCCAGTAGGCCACCAACCTTTTTGGAACATATCCCCACCTTTCAAACCTCCATTTTGGATTGCATCCCAAACACACTCAAAAATTGGCAAATCAAACTTACCTGTTACAGGTAGATTGACCTGATCAATTCTAGCATCTGCTCTTTGTGATCGTGCACTGTTCCTTAGTATTGGATTCAGTGGACTTTGAATTTTTGTACCCATTTTTTCTAAGTTTTAAAAAACTAAAAAGGAGGGAGCAATCCCTCCCTTTTAATTAGAGTTAATAATTTATTATCTAGAATGATCCTCCCGTTACTGGGTTTCTCATTACAATCTTTAAAACTTTAGTTGGATCCTTAACCCATACAGCTGGCATGGTTTGAGTCATATATACTCTATATCCATTAAACTGTCCAGTAGAAGCAAACCCTTGAGTTCTTCCCATATAGTCCATAGTACCATTTTGGTAGAACCACTTAAGTTGATTATCCCAAGATAACTTCAATAAGAAGATATTGTCATTTCCTTCTTCAGTAACATCAAAGATGATGAAGCTGTAAGAACTTAATGGTCTTCCATCTACTAATGGATTCTCAATATCATTTGTATGTAAGTTATCAAATGCTGGGTTAAGTACAAACTTAACGTTAGCTAAGAAAGGAATAGTAAAGCTTGTGAAAGCAAAACCGAAATCTAAATCCATTCCTTGACCACTGATTGCACCAATATCACTTAGGTTTACAGTAAGACCAGTACCATATACTTCATTAGCAATAGCCTCATTGATCATCTGCATACCACCGATACCTGTTTGTACAATAAGTTTTCTTTGTGGATCTGGACCTTTGAATTCAACTTTTCCTTGGTAGAAGTTATATAACTCACCTTTAAACATATCTAATGTAAACTGTGATTTGTTATATACTCTCTTGAACGAGTTGTCTAATTGTGACCATAAACCAACAGATAATCTGATATCATCTGGACCATCTTGTTTGATTCTACCACCTTTACCCCACATTAGGTAAGTTTCAATATCACTTGCAATTTTAGATAAGTGAGCTGCTTCAAGATTTGTGATGAATGTTCTTGTTAAAGTACCATTCTCAAACGCATCTCTTGCACCTGCTTTACCCATACTTGATACTAAATCTTCAATGTTAGATACAGAAGGATTGTTGGCATCTTGATTAAAGTTTCTCCAGATCTCAGTAACTGGTACTGTACCATCTGCATTTAATCCACCTTTAATCATTAAGTCAGCTCTAGAAGAAATAGAATAGTGAACGTGAGCTTCAGCTCCTCCTACAAAGTTGTAGAATTCACGGAAACCAGATCCTGTTTCAAGATCTGAAAATCTTTCACCATACTCACCTCTAGCAGAACCTTTTCTAAAATACTTGGTTCCTGATGCTAAATACTTTGCAGTATCTAATGATGCACCATTGTCATTGTTAACGAGCTGTACAGTGTAGATGAACCCGTCACCAGCTGGTAAAATATCATCAGCAGTGATGTAAAGTTCAAGACCATTGTACTTGTCATAAGTGATAATATCACCGTGACCAAATGCTCTTTTAGATAACTTAATTTTAAAAGTAGTACCATCAGCACCTACTTCTGCAGCATCTTCAATGTTACCTACTATAAAAGGTAAATCTTGAGCTACAGGAGTCTGCCATTTGTACTCTCCTCTTGCGTTATCTACTAAAATTGTGTTCTTACCACCGAATGATGCCATTTGATATAGGGGCATTTCAACCTTTTGAGTCATAGCCCACAAATCAACTGGTCCCATATCCATTGGCTCAGCTGAACCTAGCATCTGAGTCAAGTGATAAGAATCAACATGAGAACTAGCTTTGTAGTTAGTATCTCTAAGGAAAATTCCATTGTTTAAAACTGGAGTTGCCATAATTGATTGTTTTTAATTGTTAATAATTATTGTTGTTGTTGTTTTTAATAAACTTCTTTAAAATCTTTTAAATATATTATTAGCTCTAGGTAAGGTTCTTTTCTTAGCACTTCTAGCAACATCTTTTTCTTTTTGCTGAACTCCTAATGAAGATCCTCCACTATTGCTTTGTTCGGTTTTCAATTTTCTTACAGTCTTTTCAACAGATGCCTGTGCACCTTTATCCATAATCTTTGCTTTATATCCTTTTGGATCTGCCAATAACCATAATGCTTCTGCAATTAATGGATAGTTAGGCTCAACAAACTGATACTTTTCTAGTAAATGTCCAAGCAAGTTTGTATTCTTACCACTTACAGATGGATAGTTAGGTTGAACTAAGCCGTTATATAATAGAGCTTGTGTCTTCTTATCTAGCTTAATTTCATTTACTGATCCCTCTTTCAAAGAATTATAAACATTTGTCATATACTCTTTAGATGCATTTTCTTGTTGCTTTCTTTTTATTTCTTGTTGTTCAAGTTTTTGAGCAACAACTTTTTCTTGCATCTTATCCAATTTCGGTTTAAACTTTTTTGCTTGTTGTTCAAGCTTTCCTAAGTCTTTCCAAATTTCAATTTCTTCTGCTATTTCTTCTGATGTCCCATAACCAGTTGCACTTAAATAATCTACAATTATTCTTTCTTGGTCTGATTCTTTTTTAACATCTAAAGTTTTTACCTCTTCTGTTGCAGCTAATGTTGAGAACAAACCTTTAAGATCTTGTCCACCTTCTGCTACATATCTTGCAGCAATCTGCAATTCTTTAGGTAAACTATTGAAAAACTGCTTTGGTGTTTCTCTTCTTACCTGGTTAGCTTTTTCTTCTAGATTTGCTTCTATAAGCTCTTCCCAGTCTTTAGCAGAATACTCCTCAAAACTTTTTCCATCATCAAAAGGAACTATCTTATCATCTTTAATTAGCTTATTAAATACATCAGCTATTCCCGTGATAGACTTTCTACCTCTTGTTTCTTTTTTCTTTGTTGCAGGCTCTTCAACTTCTTCATCAGCATCAATAGATAAAGCTTCAAATACATCTTCTGCTTTTTCTTTTGGCTCTTCAGTTGTTTCTTTAACCTCTGCTTCAACTGCTTCTTTTTTCTCAGTTGCTTCGTCATTCAAATCTGTAACCTCTTCTGAAACTACATCTTTAGGTTTTGTAAATGACATATCTACACTTTCTTTATTATTAGAGAAAATGCTTTTTGGTTTTTGATTGGTTTCAGGTAAAGTCACACTTTCTGCTGAAGGAGCTTCATTAAAGATCTCATCAAGATTTATGTCTACAGTTTCTACCTTACTATCCATTGTGTTGTTTGATTCACTCATTTTTTGTTGGTTTTAAAAAGTTATTTATCAACGTCTACATATACAATATAAAAAGATTTTATTTAATAAACTTAAAATATTTTATTTTTTGTTGACGTTTTGTGCAGTATATAGCTAACGTGAAAAATCTTATTCCTTCTTTTTATTTTTGGAATCATTTTTCTTAGCTTGTACATCATATTTATTTTTATTTTCTTTTGCTATTTCCAGCTTTTTATCTGCTATTTCTCTTTGAGTAGACAATCTTTCTCTCTCAATATCTAATTGATCTTTCTTCATTGAGTTAGAAGTGTTAGCTTGCTCTCTTTTGAAATCCATTTGCTCTCTATATTCTGATCTTTTTCTTATGTCTTCCATTGAATCTTGGAAATCAGATCTCATATTCTGATCAAAATCTTGCATTGCACCATAACCAGCAGCTCTAATCTCAGCTACAGTAATATCTTTCTGTCTTTCCTTTTCATTTTCTTGCTGCTCAAACTGAAGTTTCATTTGTTCTTCCTGCTGCTTAGCTTGTAATTGTTCTTGCTGCATCTTCTGTTGTTGTGCCATTTCTTGTTGTCTCATAGCTGTCTGCTTCATTTCAGCATCTTTAAGTATATCTGAAACTTCAGCAATACTATCAGCTTTAACAATATTACCAAGATCAAAGATTGAAGCACCTGTAGTATTATTTGTTAGTGCAAGTTGTTTTAATTGCTCAAGTATTTGTCTATGATTTGTTTTTGTTGTGCAGAAAACATTAAAGTCTCTTAATAGTAAATCAGTTCCGTTTATTGTAAAGTTTACTTTCTCAGCTTCAGAAGAAATATATTGAAGCCTTAAACTTGGATTAGAACTATAATAATGCTGAGCTAAATCTGTTCTCATCTGATGAACTCTAGGCATTAAGTTATCAGAATGCTGGGTAAAATAAGTTTCTGTTTGTGCATATGATTGATTCATAGCATTTACTATACCAGTTGCAGTTTCATTACCTATAGGAGCTCCTAAACGTTGAGGGTTTATACCTATAGCATCAAATGCTTGTTGTTTGAAATAGTTTGCTAGCTGTATTCTTGACATCAATCTGCTAGTCTGCTCCATATTTAGAGTCTGGTAATGGTTAAAGTTTGTTGCATTCTCTGTATTAGTAATGGATGTATCTAATGGTAACATTTGAAAATCCTTCATTGCAACATATGCTTTTGCATAATTTGATTTACCCCAATCTTCACCCATTGAGTGACGTGGTAAAGCATTTTGATCAAACATAATCACAGTACCTAATTCATCTACTAGAATATCTGCAATCTGATTGTTTACCATATTGTAACCTACCTGGTATGCTTTCATTAAATCAACTAAAGAAGTTGATCTAGTATTTCTATCTGAGAATACTCTACCTTCTACAGGCAGCTTACAACCATATAAAGAGTTATTACCCTTGAACTGAAAAGGTATTCTACCCGGCTTTGTTCTATCAATACCTAAATAGATAGGATTAATATTATCACTTGCCATATTAGATCTCCAGAAAGCTGGTAAATTAGGACCAATCTTTACACCACCCCATACTTCATTTATCCATATCCAATCAATATGCTCTCCTTCAAGTAAATTTTCTTTTCTTTTATTTTTAAAAATAGAAGTATCATATACAGGTTTTTCAGTTATCTTAAATGTTTCATCAACTATCTCCTGAATAATTTCACCGTCTTTTTCAATTTTAGTTAGATGGCCTATCTTTCTTTGAGTTTTCCAATATGCTGTTGTAATTCTCATCAGCTCACCTTCACCCCATAAAGTAACGTCTTCATTCTCATTTAAAATCTGACTAATTACATCACCACCTCTTGCCGGATCATTTGACCAGTTACTTACATATTGTCTATATGCTAAACCTGGCATTTGTGTATTCCATTTATGAGATCTAGAAGGATCATAATATGACCCGTCATTCTGCATACCTCCAACTTGGTACATTGCAGACCTTGCAGGATATATGTCCTGTAATGAATGCAATTGCTTTTCATCCATAAGATATCCATATCTGTCTATAACGTCAGCTACGGTCATTAAATCTATCTTACCAACAAAGTTTGAGTCAGCAATATATCTTGTATCTGGAGACTTCTGATAGAATGTTAATACTGGATTCCATAATTCTACATCATAATCATCAGCCATCATTCTAAAATGCCAGAACTCTCTATCACAAATAAGCATATCACGGAATGCTCTTTCTTCAAGCTCTTGCATTTTAAATCTTTCTTCATCAACATTTAATTGATGTGATGCCCATTCTTCCACCATACTTCTATAATCTTTAGAAAAGAAGTCCTCTATTTCTGGTAGAGTTTTAATTTTTTCTGGGTTCATTTCTTGCTGTGCTTCTGGGGATGTTGGATCCATACCCATTTCTAGCATCTTTTGTACAAGTTTTGATTCAGCATCTGCAAGTAAATTTTCTTCTACTTGTGCTCTTTTGGCCTCAAGCATTTCATTATATGAAAGATCATCTACTGCTCTAAATTGAACCTTTGAATATCTTTTAGAAAATTCACCGGATAATACATTTACTACGTTTGGGATAATAGGATAAAATTTTAATTCTAAAGCAGAATCATCTTCTTTAGTTAAAACATCCATCAAGTCTTTATAATCATTATCAGGCTCTACAATATAATCTGTTTTATCAATTATACCTTTTGCAAGTTTGTAGTTCTTTAAAAGCTTTCTTGCATTTAGTCTTAGAAACTCCATTCCTTGTAACTCCAACCAATCAAGATTCCAAGCTTTCCAATCATCATCTTTTTTCTTTGATGATAAAAACTGAATAGGCTGTGTTAAGCTTGAGCTTGTAGGGTATCCCTCTCCTTTAGCTCCACTTTTAAGCTGCATTGCATTTAATACTCTCATCTGGTCTTAGTTTCTTTAGATTTCTTTTTTACGTAGCTGTACGTAAAGTTAATTTTATGTGTTGAAGTACAATAGTATTCCATCATTTAAAGTTTTTAAAGCCTGATCTTCTAACCTTATTTGTTTGTCCATGCCGAGATCGGCCCAAATTTCTAAAAGGGCTATACTTTAATTTATACAAATTTTCTGAATTATCCAAGGTTTTTACCGTTTCAGATTCCCTTCTTTTAGCATATCCTCTGTTTGACTGCTGTAGTTTAGCAAAAGCTATCAAAGCAGAGAATGCAACAAGTCTATCCACGTTTAATCCAGGATAGTATGATAACATTTCTTTTAGTAACATTGGATCTGGTATTCTCTCTACCCCAAATGTTTGCTTTATAACCTCACCGTTTTCATCTAATTCATCATCTATACTCTCTCTAATAAACTCTAGAGCATAAGAGATGAGGTGACTTTTAAATAATGTTCCTGTATTTTTCCAACCATATTCTTGATATACAGTTCTATTAGAGCCAAGATCTTTTAAAAATACAATCTGCTGCTTTGGTACAAGATACTTTTGCTTTTTTCTCCTTATCATATGTTGAATAAATAGTGAGATATTATTCTCCACTACTGTCCATGCATTATACCACTCTATAATTTTTTCTAGCTGCTCATGTGTTTTATTAATATCATCATATCTACCACACCAAGATGCTACTACTTTATCTTTTTCTATAATAGTTTCTATTCCATCTGGTGTTTCTCTCCTTATTTCTACAGGATTCTTGTAAACA